GTCTATCCGCTGCGCGAAGTGGTGGTCACCACGCCGCTGGCCCAGGTCACCACGGCCCAGCTCGAGTACGCGGCACGCTCGTCGCTGCGCGGAAATTTCTTTACCGTGGATCTGGGACGCGCAGTCGGCAAACGCCCCTTTAGGCAGATAAACTCAGGCAACGGCAGATCATCACCTAAGCGGATATTTCTGGCACCGCAGGCACGAATTGCAGAATTAAAAGAAGTCTCATTCTGTATCACCGCTTTATCTGTATTCGTAATGAGTTTCTGACAACCCGATAAAACCGCAATACAGGATATAGCACCAATCCTGCGGTCATCTTTCACTGTTTGCGATTTGACTGGCTGTACTAGAACAATCACAAAAGGCTGGCTAATATTCCCCACTAAGATTTCAGCACCTTCTTTTAGCTGTTCCTCCAGCTCTCGGTTCGCCTTCACCGAAAATTCAAAACTCAGCGGCACTGGCACAAGATCATTGCGCAGTGTGGCCAACATTAATTCTGAAGCTGAAATTAACTTATTGGATGCAGCAATGACGATTTGCATTAATTACCCCCAGCTGTTTTGAAGCTGAACGGCGGCTGGACAAAAGCATTCTTCGGCATTTTCTCTTTCTCAGCTTCATAGGCCTGCTCGGCTTCGCTGACTGACATGCCGAAGCCATCTCCGCCCATGCTGCGTGATGCTTCCACCAGTGCGGCTTGAATCAAGTCACAATTGGCCTTCACGCACGGTTCAATGATGACCCATTCAAAAGCTTCAAGGATTAAATGTTCATCCACAGCGATCGGTACAGCTGAAGACTTTTGGCAGGTCAGACTTTGCCAACCTGCATAGCGCTTCACTTCTTCAATAAATGCGGCTTGAATTTCTTCTTGCAGCAGTGAATAGCCTTTCAGTGTCAGCTTCTGATGATAGAGTGCAGCAAGCTCAGAAATTGTGCCTGCCACCGCCCTAAATTTACCGGTTCCGTCATTTGGCAATAACTGCATGGTGTTTACCCGAAAAGTGAGCCAATCTGACGCGCTACGCTGCCAATATTACGGCCAATATTTGTCGCGGCTTGAGCGGTATTGATGACTTTCTGCACACGATTGACAAGGCCCTCAACTCCAGCAATCTGAAGATGCCCGGGCATAACAGTACCGTTCGTTCCAATGTCTGCAAAGTTGCCAAAATAATTGAAATCAATCGGGCAAGAGACCGTCATGACTTGAGAACGACTGTCTGAATCAAATTCCGCCATTTCAAAGCGGATAGCACAGTTTTCCAATGAATATGCACGAGTGTAGCTGTCTACACGGCCATCGTAATAATCACAGTCAATCATTCCAGCATTGGCAACGATATAGTCTGCAAATATCTGATCATGCCCAGCTTCAGTTACTAGCATTTGTAGATTGCCTGTGTAGTGTGTTTTCGGTACACCAGCGGCAATACCTGTAAATCCGCCGGCATATTGAACCTCAGCTGGATCTTCATTGCTGACAATAGGACGCGGACAGCTCTTAAATAGAAAACGGAAATCTTCCATGCCGCGAGGTACTAGCATACCTTTGCAAGATAATAGAGGTGATCCAAGCTGCTGAATTGCGAGGTAATCAGCTCTTAATTGATTGAGTAAAACAGGATTAACTTGACGCATCATTATTCTCAAATATGCTGTGATGCCGTCATTTTGAAGCGGGTAACAATATGCAAATATGTTGAGTTCCAAAAAAAAGACCGCGAATGCGGCCTTTTTAAGATTGTGGACTGATTACTTGTAAAGCCCAATCTTCTTACCCTTTTGCAAAGACTTCATGCGCTTGCGCAGTGAATTTGCAGATACCGCTTTCAGACGCGCTTTTTTCAAGCCAGCCTTTTGACCACTTGATAAACGCACTTTTTGCCCAGCTAAACGCTTATTGACAATCGTCTTCACCCCTTTGCGAATCGCAGCAACAGCTTTATAGCGGATCTTCTTGCCATTAAAGGATTTTGTACTCATTTTACCGCGTGATAGTTTTTTTCCTGTCGCTGCATCAAAACCGCTTTCCAGTTCATCAGGTTCACCATAGATGAATTCACGTACCAAGTCATCGAGCGGATCGCCTTCATCTGGCATATTGGCAATCACGGTACTGGCAGCTGCTTCAATTGCTGCATCAGCCGCGTCAATATTGTCACCCATCATTTCCTCAATCACTGAGTCATCCACGCCAAATGTGGCAAACGCATCGGCAATCGATTCTAAAACAGCATTTTCTAAAGTGTTTTCTTCATCATCTGCACCATCAGTGGCTTCTAAAATCAGAAAGTCCAGACGATCCGATGGCAACTCACCTTCTTCAAGCGTGCCATCTGTTACGGCATCGGCAAGATCCGCAACAATATTCAGGGCCTGTTCACGGACATGCTCAATAAAAGACAGTTCTTCACGAACAGAACTGGTTAATGCCGAAACAGAGGTTTTAATTTCTGCAGCAGCTGAATCAAAATCGCGTAGAACCAGAGTCTGAGATTTTGCATTTAATGGATTCTTTGAACCAAACATGATTGTTCACCTGTTTAAAATTATTTAACTAAAACATCTTCATCAAAAATTGCATTACGCGTTGCACCTTCAGGGCGTCGCTCCAATTTCAGGCGCACACGCTCAAACGGAAAATCCTTATCAGGAGTTAAACGGAATGCATAAGGCTTTCCGCCTAAATCCTCCGCTGGCTTTAGCCAACCTGCAGTCACAGCACCAGAAAGATATTTATCAATGTCGGCACTGGCATCCTTTAAATAGTTATCAGTCGGCTTCAGCATGTGTTCCTTCAGTATTGAAACCACTTCGTTCGAGGTGCGCATTGCAATTTCAGCAGCTGGCACCAGACGCAATGCGCTATTTTTGCTTTGATACTGAGTCAACAAATCACTGAGCACATAGCGAATACCCTGCTTAAACTTAATTGGACGCACGACATTTACTTTAGCTTTGGCCAGCATTTCTAAAGTCGGTTCATCAAGGACAACATCTGGACGTATTTTTAGAACTTTCTTGCGGAATGGAAAATCCTTCCATGCCACACCAACATGAAGCGGTGCATAGCCTTTAGCATCGGTACGTGCATTACGCAGCAGCTTGTCACCGATATATTGCCCGATGTACGGCGCTGAAATTTTACGACCGCTTAAAGAAACTGCATCACGGGAACGGCAGAGATTCGGCGACCAGATAAACTGGACACGATATGATTGCGCATCCATGGATAAAGCAAACTCCGCTGCCTGCTCTGCCGTAATGGTTGGATCAATCTCAGCATCCAGCGGGATATTCAACTTTTCCGCTGCACGCAGCGCTGCAACATACAGCGGTAAATCATTGGTCTGCGGCAGCGCAATATAGGCGGGTACATCAACAAGATTGGTTAGAATGCTGTAAACCTCATCACCGTCAAATGGCGGTGTCTGTTCGTCTGGCAATTCAATAACCGTTTTGCTTCGCCCTAAGCTATTGGAAGCATTAAAGGCTTGTGAAAGCTTAATAGCATCTAAAACATCACCAGCAAGTTCATGCAAAGTTAATTCAAATACTTCAAATGCATTCGTAGCATCCGCGACTGCAACAATTGAAGCCAAGTTGTCTGGATCTTCATCTAGCGTTCCCTGAATCTTCAGAACCTCATCACCATTCACTGAGTCAACAATACGCAGGCGCATGACAATATCTGACAGTTGAGGATTGGCAACTTTACTGATAAATGCTGCTTCCAGCTGTGTATCCGCTAGATAACTGTGTGTTTCAAATTCAAGGGCAAAAACCGCATCTTCCTCATTTGGTGAAGATGAAACGGCCAACATGCCTTGCTGATCTAAACTTAAAATCATTGTGGCTGCCTATGGCAAAATTCTTATGCTTATTCTTGCAGTGAGCGTCAGATAGACTTCTTATCAGTTCCAATAAAAAAACCCTGCTATTGCAGGGCGTTTTCATGATGCTGTATCGTTCAAACTACGATTAATCATGACCCGTTTGGGCAAGTACCCCACACTGGTAAATGTTCTGGGGTTAATAATGAATTATTGTCAAACATTATTGGCTTCTGCACTTGTAGGCTCACACACCAATTAGATAGATCTTGATTAAATACATAAGCATTCACAAACATCATGCTCATATATTCCATACGCGCCACGTTCCAGTTGTTTAAAGGTTGATTAAATGCACTCGCATTAGCAAACATATTAGAGGCATCTACAACATTCGACATATTCCAAGTATTAATTGACTGGTTAAATGCCCAAGCATTTTTAAACATACCCGACGTATTGGCAATATTAGAAATATCCCAATCAGCAATAGATTGATTGAATTTTCGAGCATTGGCGAACAGATTACTTAAATCAGTTACCAGAGGCATAAACCAAGAGTTTAAAGACTGATTGAACTCTAAACACATTTCAAAACACCCTGCAACGTCAGTCACGTGACTAACATCCCAACTCGCTATATCTTGATTGAATGCGCTTTGA